ATATTTTATTTTTATAAAGTTGTTGTTTTCCAGAGCCGAAATCCATTTTGAAACGCTTGTTTTAGTAACCCCATAAAGTTTTGAAAAGTATTCGTTTGAAGCATAACAGTAACCGGAATCATTTGACAAAGCCGTGATTTCGCCATACATTAATTTTGCGTTTGGTTGTAGTTTTTTACAATATCGTACCGGGGCCGGTATTACAGCAAAATAGTTTTTTTTGTTTTCCATTCATTCAAAAGTAAAAATATTTTTTACAAAATCAAATTGTATTTTATACCGTCGCAAAAGGAACGTAATTCGTCAAATATTTTTTTTAGCTGATCCAATTGGATGTCTTCGTCTTCAAATTTATACCATAATAATTCGATAAAAAGATCAAATTCAACGCGCGTTGATTTACCAATATAATTGTAAGAAACCGCAATATCGTTTGGCGATGATTGCGTAAATCTAATTTTTTGATTTTTGTCGTCGAAATAAATTGTTTTATACTTCATCTAAATTGCGCATAATTAGTTCATTTTTAAAATATTTGTCAATTGTTTCAATACATTGTTCCAAATCATTTGACCAAATGGCCGCCCAATTGCAGTTTTTAAGCCATTTAAGCCACTTTTTTTGCCTTTCCGTAGGTCTATTATATTTATATTTTAATTCGATCGCTAAACCGTTAAAATGACAGTTTGGCGTAAAAATCAATAAATCCGGGATTCCGGGTTTTGTTCCTAAATATTTCATTTTATATTGTTCAAACGGTGTTCGTTTGCCTTCATTCATTGGGTGCGTGAATACCGCGTCCGGATGTTGTAATTCTAAATAATTAATAACAGCGCGCTGCAATTTGTCTTCACCTTTTAAATATTTAGAATACGGATTCGCCATTGCTTTATTTTTTACGTTTTTTAAAATACAAATATCCAAAAAAACAAAGCGCCAAACAAACCGGACATGGGTGCAAAATAAACGGATTCACTATTCAGATTTTTTATAAACAATAAATCCGTTGTTTTTTAATATTTTTTTTGCCTCATTTATTTGTTTTTGTTGTTGTCTGTACGCATCAAAAGTTTCGTTTTCAATCGCGTTGGTTTGGTTTTCTTTATTCATTTTTTTTGTTTTTAAGTTGTTTTTTTAAAATGTCGTTTTCAATTAATAAAGTATTGTATTTATAAAGCAATGTTTCGGCGGTCATTTTTTCACTTTCGTAATTGCTAAAAACAATCATTTTCAGTGTTTCAAAATCAACACGGAAAAAATCATCAAACCGTATCCAATTATCTAAATTTGCTAAACCGTATAAAACCGACGCGTGATCACGGCCAACGGCTGCGCCGATTTTTTTCATTGATATTTTACAAACATTTTTTGCAAGCCAAAAATAAACAGCGCGCGCCATCACAATTTCGCGATCGCGTTTGTTTTGTCTAATGTCACATTTAAAATGTTTGTTTACTAATTTTATTATTTGTTTTAATTCCATTTTTATAATATTAAACTTCCGTCGTCGTGAAATTCATTCCAAGAATAACCCGAAACAATCCCCGTTTCGCAATAAATCTTCCAATCATCAAACGCCCTTTTCCATGCTTTACGGCCTTGATCAATCATTTCGTCGCTTAATGTGTAAACCTCAACCGTAAATGGATGATTTGTTTCAACGGCAATAAATTTAAAATTGTCAACGCCGCATTGATCCATGTAAAAAGCTGCTTGCAGGTGATAGGCGTATTTATACACGTCACGTCGAAAAGCCGACGGCGCATTATCTTGGCATGTTTTAACGTCCGAAATAAAACCCGAAACGCGGTTCAAACAATCGGGGCGAACCCGAACGTCCAAACCCTCGTGTATACCATAATGAGATAATTCAATTTCACCTTGACAATATTTTTGCGCCAAATCGTGTTTTTTAAAGTTGTCCAAAATTTTTGTAATTTTTTCATGATCATCAAAAGAAACAATTTTTTTGCCTTCGGCCTTTTTTTGTTCAATTTCAAATTGTTCTTTTCCGGCCTTTGTGCGGCGATCAATTTTTGGCATGACGTGAAAATCTTTGTAATAAAGTTCCGGTTCTAATATGGCGCAATGTACGGCCGTTCCAAGCGCCATTGCTGACGATTCAAACGGTTTTTGGTTAATGAAATGATATACCGATTTTTTATAAATAGCTTTTAAACCCGACGCGCTGATTCCCGGCGTCGAATGATATTTTTCATTTGTGTCAAATTGTGTTTTCATTTTTATTGTTTTATATCGTTTTCAATTATTTGATAATTATTTATTTCATCAATTATTGTTTCAAGTTTATCAATTTTTTTTTGCATTGCTTGAATTCTCAATTGCAAATATTTAATCATCAAATTTTCCATTTTGTTAATTTTTTCTAAAATTAAAAATATATTTTCAATTCACAAAATATAAATAAAAAAAAACGGCCTCATATCTGAAACCGCTTTTCGCTTTGTTTGTCGTTTTGTCGTTTAAAACGGCAAATCGTCGGAAGTTTCGGCAACCGTTGCCGCTTCCGGCTTGACGTATGGATCGGACAATTTGATTGAAAAGAATTTGCCTTTTGCGCCTTCCCTCACCCAAGCCGCGATTTGTTGATTCGTGCCGTCTTGTAGTTTAATTGAACCCGAATAATCGGGTTGATTGTCATTAGTTTTGTTGGTGTTTTTAAATAAACTACCGTTACCATTGTTATGTTCGTATGCCATTTTTTATTTGATTTTAAATATTAAATTTTTGCTTTATTTGTTCGCTGTATTGTTTTTTCATTAAAAAGCCGGCCAATACCTTTTCGGCTTGTTCTTTTGTTGCCTTCATTGTCGCATTAAATTGCGCGTCTGTCAGCCATTTTTTACCCTCTTTTATTTTAGGCTTTTCGGCGATTTGATTTTCAACGGCGTTTTGTACTTCATTCGCCGAAGCAATTGACGTGTCAATTCCAATGCCTAAATAACCCAACGCCCGGCCCAATGCCGAAGTGAAACCATTTTCAACAAACGACGTTTTGTTAATATAAGACGAATCGCGGTACTCTTGCGAATGCGCCGACGCAATTTTAACGCCTTTGTTGTCGCTGATTGTCACTTTAAAAATACCTTCCTTTTCGTCAATGTGGATCAATGATTCTTTAATTTGCCAACCATTAAATTTTGATTCGCTTCTAAAATATTTTAGACGCTCATTAACTGTAATGTATTCGCGCCCTTTAATGTTAATTGTTTTCATTCTATTAAATTTTAAAGGTTTTTAAATTTCTAGTATTTCAGACATGCCAAAACCGGCGTCACTTAAAATAGTGACTTCGGCAATTGTGAATGAATCCGGATTTTGTAAACGTGATTTTAATGTTGGCATTGTACAATTAAGTAATTCGCAAACATCGTATCGTTTTAGCTTTAAGCGTTTCAATTCCGCTTTAAATTTGTTTTCAAACATATTTTTAAATATTGTATTGATCACAAAAATAAAAAATTTCTTTTAAATAAAAAAATATTTTAAAAAAAACCGCCGCAAATCAATTCAGAAATCACGACGGCCGACAAACAAAGCAAATATTTTATTCGGTTGTAACTACAAAATCTAAAGATACATCATCGTCATCGTTTGGAATGTGTGACGTGACATTGAATTCCGCATTTTTTACATTGTATTTTAATTTGTCAACAATTGCAGGTTGTGCCTCTGAAAGTACATTTGGCCAATCAAATAAAATTCTATTATTCATTGCGAGAGGACGCGTTTGCGTATCTCTAAAGGAACCTTCATAACGTGTCACAAAATCCCTAAAATCATTCATTATTGTTTGACTAACAATCCGATGTAAAGATTTGTAAAAATTACTTAAACCGGCACCGGCATTGTAATTATCGCGTGTACGATACCAATAAAATGTTTCCGGGTTTGGAAACATGACGCCTTTAATTTCCGGCAGAACAACAGTACCCGGACCACTACCCGCAGCATTAACAACAAAATCTGATAATTCAGTTCTTATGTTAAATAAATAAGGTATTTTTTGAGTCTTTATATTTGAAACTTCAATTGACGATTGACGTTTTGCCTTTTCTTTGAAACTTATGTTGATTTCACCAGCATCGTCGCCGTTTTTGTTAATTATTGATGTATTTAAAAGCGGTTGCATTGTATTGGCGATTGCTGCCCTATCTGTTTGGAATGCCACGTTGTCAAAGTATAAAGCGACATAATCGGTGAATGACGTCGGTACTTCGGGATTTAATATAATTACTTTTAATTTTCCCAAAGGAGTTTCGTAATCGGGCCCACCAATATAATCCAAACCTTTCAAATCTAAATCAATTTTTTGCCATGAATTGAATGTTTTAACGACCTTTTGATTTGTAACTACGGAAGTTGTCCAAGATTTCGTGCGTTCATTAAAATAAACGCTTGAATATGTTGGTGATGAAGCGTCAATTTCGTAAAAAATTCTATAACGAATTTTTATTTGGTTTGTTATGACTGTTGATTTTGACGCGTTAACCTCAATAAAATAACCGATTTGTAATTTTAAACCCATAAAATCTTCAAAATTTAAAAGATCTTGAAAAGTATTTGGAATTGAGGCAAATAGTTCGGCAAAACTCTCTTGACTTAAACCAATAACTGGATATACATTTGACAATGATGTGTCACTTTCAAAACATACGACTTCGGTTGAGCCCGTTGAAACGGAATCAGCAATTCTAATTGAATTTATGCCTTGACTCACAATGTCATTTGTTGTTAATGCGGCATTTGAACCCGTTATTGTCCATCCAAATGTTCCGTATTCAAAACCGGGATTGTTGTTATAATTGGCAAAATTTAATTGCGATGATTTGGCTTCCCTAATATTTTCACTTAAAGGTTGTATAAACTCTCTTATTAAATTATCACCAATCGGCAGCAAAAATTTAGGCGCTATTTTTAAAACCTCTTTGTTTAATTGTGATGTTTGCGAAGTTCCATCGGAATTAAAAACAGTTGTTTTTAAAACTTCCTTTTTTTGATTTGTTATTTGTGTTGTAATGCTGTCACGAATTCCCGTTGGAACGGTGCCGGTTGATACGGATGTTTGAATTTGGTCTTTTATATTTTGATCAAAAATATTTGAATTTTGAACAATATACCAACGACCAAAAGATTGAAAAATTCTACAATGATACAAAGTCAATAACAATTCTAGTTGTGTTTTTGCGTCATATAAATCGTAACCTTTATTAAATTCGAATTTTCCCGCCGCAAATGTTATTGTATTTGGAAATATAATTTCACCTAAATCTTCATCGCGTGCGGCAATATCGGTTCTAAAATGTAAAGGCAGATCCAATCCGAGATTTTGTAGAATTGTTGCAATTCTTTTAACGTCAGTCAAGCCGGTTGTTCCGGCCGGTGTTGCGCCACTCGAAGTTTTTGGAGCCGGTACTGATGAATCATTTGTAAAAATTGGGGCATCAAATTTTTTTAGGGTTCCAAGACCGTCAAAGGCTTTAAAAGAAACCGCAAAAGGAAATGACGTTAATTTTTCTTTGAATCTATCAACGACCAAAAAACCCGTCCAATAAGTGTCAAAAGAATATACATTTGAATCGGTAATGACGTTTTGAATACAGCTTAAAGACTCAACAAAACCACCGTCGTCAATAACACGATGACGATATGTTGTTGAAATTGTTTCAAAATCTAAAATTTTATTTGATATACAATTTGCAGTTTCATACAAACCGCCGTCATTTTCAACGCGATCAATGTAAGAATCCGTTTTGCTTTTTGCATAATTAATAACTACTTTGTATTCACGTTCGTCAAATTTATAAAAATCATCGTATTGAACGGAATCCGTCACCATAAAATTTAATGTACAGCTTGAACCAATTATGGGCGAATAAAAATCATCTTTTCCGTTCCATGTTATTGTCACGGGGTTTGCTGTCCCAATGATCGGCAAAGCTTGACCGGAATAATTTTTTTTTAAAATTTGAATTTGTTTTCCATGTCCTAAAACATCGGAAAAATTTAATTGGTATTTTAAACCGTATGACATAAATTTTAAATATTAAAATAAACGATCCGCCGTTTCATTTGCTCGCTGAATCGCAATCAATAAGTCTTGACCTTCTAATCTTATTTGACCGCCAACATTTATATTTTGATTACCGCCCCCAATCATTGATTGCAATTTATTTAGCGGCGCAATAACTTCCGGATTTTGTCGCGCGCCGGGGTATTCACCAACCAACCCCATTGTTGGGCCGCTAACAATACCACCTGCCGCAAATTTAGCAAATGTACCTGAAATTAAAGCCGTTGCGCCTGCAATCAAAGCGGGCAAAACAAACGCCGCAGCAGGCCCAAAGCTTTTTGCAGTTTCAGTTGCAGCAGCAGTACCGCCGGCCAATGAAATTTTTAAATTATGAGCTAATATTTTTAAGGCGTCTTTTGCAAGCACTCCGACAAATGCGCCGGTTGCTGATTGTGCGCCGCCAAACATTTGCATAATTGAATTCCCAATGGCAGAAAATGATGCATCAATTTGCCCCCCAATATTTTGCATTAATTCCAAAGCCTCTTGTTGTGAAACCATGAACCCAAGAAAACGAACCTTTTTTTCTTCATATACTTCGGCCTCGGCTTCGGCTTGGGCTGCATCAAATGCCTTTTGTTGTTCTGCGGTCATTAAATTATTGTCAATCGCCAATTGTCGCAATTCCGCAAATTGTTGTCTTATACGTTCTATTTCAAGCGCATTTTGCTCCTCTTCACTTGCGTTTGTTATATCTGCAAATTTTTGTTTTATTTCTAAAATTCGGCTTTGTTCGTCACTTTCAATTTGGGCCAATGTATTGTTTTTGGCTTGAATCAATTGTTTTTCGAGTTCTGATCCCTCCTCAACATTTTTAATTAAATTGTTGTAATGTTTTTCGGCCTCTGCTTTTCTTGCAATATAAGATTCACGATCTGTTGTTATTATAGCTTTGTCAATTTCTTCTTTTATTTTTTTTCTTTTCTCTGCGGCCTCTTCGTCGTTTTGAACAATATTTTTATTCAAATTTTTATATTTTTCCAATAAAGATTGCATTTCAGAACCGCTGTCGGCTTGTTGGGTTTGTGCTTCAATTTCTTGATTTTCTGCCTTCGCTTGTTCTTCTAAAGCTTTTTTTCGTTCTTTTAACAATGCAATCTCATTTGTTAAACTTTTGTTTCTTGACTTTTGCGTGCCTATTGAATAACGACGTTTGTATTCTAAAGTGTCCATATAAGCCAATTCTTCTTCGGCAGCTTTTAAACGTTCATTAACTCCTTTTAGGTCTAAATCCGCAACCGACGCCGCTGTCGCTTCTTTTTGTGCCTTTGTATATTGATTTAGAGCCACAACCACCAACGCAATCGCGCTCGCAATTGCAATGATTGGATTTGCTGCCATTGCCATTGTTAAAACTCTAAAACCGGTTGCCGCCATTGTAAGAATTGGACCAAGTGCAGAAATTCCGGCCATTAATTTGCCAAATATAATTAGCAAAGGTCCGGCTGCCCCCAAAATAGCAGTAAGAGTCAAAATAAAATTTTGCGTTTCAGGTGATAAATTTTGAAACCTATCTGACATATCTTTAACAAATTCTGACAATTTTGTCACGGCTTTAACTACCGCCGGCAAAACAATTTTTCCTAATTCTAATAAAGAGTTTTTTACTGTTGCCATTCCTTGATCAAACTTAAATGACGCAGATTCAGATGTTTTTTGGAAGGCTTCATCGGTTGCGCCAAGGGTATTACTTAATGCATCGAATATCTTTAGATTGTCTTCGGCCCCTTTTCCGGTCAAATCCAAAACCCCTTTAAGGGCTCGAATGTTTGGAAAAATTGCCGTTGCGTCCGTTCCGGTTGCCTTCAAACGAGCGGACAAATCCATCAACGTAGGCATTAAACCCTTTTGGGCCAATGATTTAGCAATTTCTTCTTGAGAAGTTCCCAAAGCCAACATTGCTTCGGCGCTTTGTTGTGTTGGTTTTTTTAATGAAGCTAAAATCGCGGTCAATTGAGTTGCACCAACCGCCGCGTTTGTTCCGGTCCTTGACATTGCAGCCAATGCCGCCCCGACTTCATGAAATCCAACGCCCATGTTTGACGCGATTGGAATGACGCCACCCATTGCGCCGGCTAATTCCGAAGCTTCTAATTTACCTTCACGCACGGAAGCTACCAAAATATCGGTTGCGCCGGTTGCGTTCAAATTTTCAACGCCATAGGCGTTCATAGCCGACGTTGCCAAATCTGCAATTACTTTTGTTTCCCCTAACCCAACCGCAGCAGCTTTTAAAGAAGCGTTTAACGTGTCGGTTGCGTCGGCGCCCCTTAAACCGGCGGACGTTATAAAAAACAATGCTTCGGCCGCCTCGTTTGCGCTTCTGCCGGTTGCTGTTGCCATTGTTTTTGCGGTTTCGCCCATTTCTTTGACTTTATCGTTAGCAATTCCAACCAATGATTCAATTTGTGTCATTGATTTATTAAAATCCAATGCTAATTTTGTAGCAGCTGTACCGGCGGCAACAAGCGGCAATGTCAAACTTGTTGTCATTGATTTTCCAACGCTTTGCATTTTACCGCCAAACGCTTGCAATTTTGATGAAGCGCTTGAAAGTGCGTTTTTAAGTTTCGACGAATCGCCGGTAATATTTATTTTTAGATTTGATTCGGCCATGAAAAGAATAATTTAAACAAAAATACAAAAAAAAAGACGCTTTTATTTTAACGTTTTTTTGTTTGTCATTTGTTTGACTTTGTTTTCAAACGCTAACATTTGTTCGCGCGTGGATCTTGGTTTGTCGCGATTTTGTTTGCGCTTTTTATCAACCGGTAATTCAAACAATTGTTCGGGTTTTAGCATTTGCGAACGTTTTTGACATTGGACATTGTGAATCATTGCCGCCAAATATCGCGTTTGTTCCCATTGCAAATTTATATTGTTGTGATAATGTTCGGCGATCAATGCGTTTTCTCGCCAAGTTTGCCGCCAAAAATCATTGGGTTTAATACCAATTAATCCAATGTAATAATCGGTCAAACTCTCAAAATCTATTTTTTTGACGGCTTCATCTTTGCCGGTTTGACAGCTTGTTGGTTTAAAGAATTGCCCAAAATTTTAGATTCTAACATTGTATTGACAATTTCATTTATTATATCCGGTTGCAAATCGTCAAGCCAAGAACCAACGCTGTAAATATTATAATCAATATTTTTTCCGTTTTCTAAATCGTTTGCTAAAATTGCTGAATAAATAAGCGCGCGCAATCCTTTTATTGATATACCGAATTCAAAAGCATCGCCGATGTCTTGAAGTGAAATACCCATTTGATCCGTAAATTCAGACCAAAAATTCATTGAAAAATGTAATGTTCGTTTTTTGCCACCGATATTGATGTCAATGTAACCTTTGTTTTTGTTTGCCATTTGTTTTTTGTTTGTCGTTAATATATAAAAAAAGCCACCGCCAAAAAAATGACGGCGGCCAAAAATAATAAACTTTTAAAATTAGTTTGTACTCTTGACGATTGCGCCGGTTATAATTAGCGAACCGGAATAAGTGACAGCCGATTCCATTTCGCCGGACATTTCAACAGAAGTCAAAAATGCGTCGGCGGTATAAATAGCGTCACCGCTTTCAACCGTTCCGAATACACATGTTAATTTTGTTCTATTTAAAAGATTGTCCGCCGCTTGAATAGCATTGAACGAATCATCGTAAGCGATCAAACCTTCAAATGAAATTTCACCGCCTTTGACGCCGCCGATATATTCAGAGAATCCGGCTGAATCTTTTGTTGTTGCTTCCGGCGTGTCTAATGATAAAGACAATGAACATGATGTCGTGTGACCGACAGTTGTTCCGCCAATTTTTAAAAGTAAATTTGTTCCGTTAAAAACTCCCGTTGTTGCCATAAATTTTTTATTTTAAGTTTATTAAATTTTTTGTAAATATACGAATTATTTATTTTAATTTATGGAATGTAATCAACGCCCATAAATCGGTGAACGCCTTGATCTTCAATATTAATTTCGTAATCGGCCCAAAGTTTATAATCTAAATCATTATAATTTTCCGAATCATCGTCGTCAGACAAATTATAATTTTGCCAAAGTACGTCAACCGAATATTTTTCAGCATATTTTGGCGCTTTAATTTGTTCGCCTTTTTCGTCAATTTCGCCGTCTTCAATACAAATAAAACCAATTTTTACAATTGAATTTTTATGCATTGGATATTCATTACCTTCATCATCTTTTGCATGCGGTAATTTTTTTATATATTCGTCGGCTTTTTTTTCGCTTGGAAATTCATATTTTTTTACTATCATTTTTTTTTGTTTATAGTGTTGTTAATGTTGTTAATTCGCTTGTGGTTAATGTTTCGTCAAAAATAGCTTGTGTAAAAACATCACCATTAAATTTGCCGTTTGATATTCCAAAATCGGACGCAATTGTTTCGCCATTCAAAACGTCAAAATTTCCGGTCACGGTTCCAGTTTTAATTTGTGATCCATTTAAAAATATTATAAACTCATTTCCAAACAAACGAATCGCCAATTTATTTTGTTGAAAAAATGGGATCAAATTATCACTTGTTGTTATTAAATTATTTGATGATCCATTGTTTGAAGTTGCCAAAATTAAAACAAAATAATTTGTCCCGGATTTATACGACCTTAATTTTATTGATTTGTTTAAAGCTGAATTTATTAAGGCTAACAAATTGTCAAAATCTGATTCGTAAGAATTTATTTTAAAATCCAAATAAAATGTTGCGTCGGCGCCTAACGAAAAAGTTTGAGTATTTATACAATCATCAAAATTTCTTGAAACGGCAATATTTTCCGTTTTAATATATGACGTTGCGCCGACTCCTTTTTCGACTTGACAGCCGAATAAATACACAAATGATGTTGATGTTGAATTTGTACTATCAACAACGCCATCGGACGCGCGCGGTGAAAATAAACTAATTATTGACGCGTCGGCGTCTGTTGTGTATTCTATTTGCAAACGAAACCACCCGTCGCCGTATTCCTCAACCTTTGTTCGGCCGGCCGTGAAAGTACCAAACGCTTCATATTGATATATTTGTTTTGTACTAAATCTAAAACGGGCGTCAACGCGATTGGGATAAACGCCCTGCGCGCGAATTGCAAAATAATCGCCTTCGCCTTGTTTGACAAAAACCGATGTCGTCATTTGCATTGCTGCGGCGGACGGTTTTGTTGCAGCGTCACGAATGTAAGCGGCGGACGTTGCGGTCCTTAAAATTTTGTCAGCTGTTGTTGTTCCTTTTGGTGATGTGATTTGATTTGCGGTAACGGTAACGGCCAACGCGTCGGTTGTCCAAGCGGAGTTGTCAAACTCTTCGGATCTTATTTGTAAATTTGATCTTGTAGCTTCAATAATTAAAGACGGGCAACCGTTGTTGTGATGATTCAAACGCGGTATATTTGCCGCCTTTGTTTCAATAATACCACTAACATTTTGTCTTGTTGCGTCGTCACCAACGCGTGCGAATGTAAAATCAAAACCGCCGGCGCTTGGAAAAATAGAATATAATTTTGACGCCTTATAACCCGAAGGAATCAATAAAAATTTTGCTTTGTCTAAAATTGCCATTTTTGTTGTTTGTACAAAAATACAAAATTTTGATGTGTTTTTTTTATGACGTTAACGTGATCAATTCTGAATCTGTTAAAAAGTCCTTATAAACTGCAACACATTTAATTTTGCCTTCAAATGGTTGACCGGTTCCGGCAATACCACTATTTAAAGCCAATTGTGTAAAAGTACCAGCCGACAAAACATTGCCGCTATTGTCGGTTCCTACTTTTACTCCGTTAACAAATAACGCAAAATCATCTTGTTTAAATCTAAAAGCAATTTTTGAGAATTGTGTTCTATCTGAAACATCAAATTGTATTTGACATTGAAAATTTCCTGCGTTTTGGTATCTGCCTAAAATTCTGTTACTCGTTGGATTGTATTGGATTGAAGCGTAATTTTGCCCATTACTTCCAATTGAAATTGCCCTATTATTGGTGCCATCTACTAAACAAGCTGTTTCGGTATATAGAACGCCTTCGACTGTATTTATTAGACTTATATCACCACTTTCATTTGCCAAATCTGCGGTTCTTGTTACGTCAGTTCCAGTTGTTGGAATATACGATGTCGCAAAGGATTGCGCCTCTTCTTGGGGATGACATAATATAATAGAAAATCCTCCGTTTGAAGTGCCTTGTGACGGTCTTAATTTTAAACTAAAAGCCTCCCCGCTTGATTTTGTTACTGTTGCCTCATATCTAACAAACTCTGTTGAATCAATTACTAAATTTTGTGACGTACCCGCCCTAAATCTTAACGTTTTAGAACCACTTTGAACAAGTTTCGCATAAATACTAATAGTTGAAGTGCCAGAAGTTATTGATGAAGTTGTATGTCCAAAGCGGATTGCAACATTTTCAGCATCATTAGGGAAGTCTACTTGAACAGCATTTGTGCCGCCAAACATATCTGTTTTACCAGTTGTTATTGTTCCTGCGCTTCCGCTCCCAAACTCGACATAACTCCAAGAGGATGTATTTTCAGAATTTTTAGAAGCATTAGTTGATTGTGGTTCCATTAAAATATGACCCGTACCGCCCGAAAAATCAATTCTTGGTAAACCACTTGCGACGTTTTGAATCAATGCATTTGAACCAATTCGCGTCGCTATTGATCCCCGTGTGAAATTAAAATCACCGGTTGACGTGTTGGGTTTTATGCAATGCAAATCGCCGCTCGAATATGCCGTCGGTGTTAGTACAATACTTGCTTTGTCTAATAAATTACTCATGAATCAATGTTTTCAATTGCTGTTAAAATTGTAATTGTGCCGGATTCATTTTCAAAAAAAGTTGCGCGCGCTTTTAAAGCGGACAACAATCCCGGAATTTCGCTAAAATCTAAAGCGACGGTATTTTGTATTTTTAAACCTAATCCAACCATAAATTGGTTTTATCTTAAATAACAAATGACCTTGCCGGACGCACAATTGACATCGTCAAAATTTCCGTAAATAATAAGACCGGCAGGCAAAGTTAATGACACGATTGATGCGTCACCGGCTGCCGTGTCAATATCGCAAGTAATGACCGAAGTTTCAATAGCTTGTATTGCGCAAAAGTTTTCGCCGGCGTTTGACGTTCCCGAAGCCGGAACGATTCGCAAACCTTTGTCGCCAAAAGATAATTTTTGAAAATCGCTTGAAAAGTATAAATTTGAAGACATAGAATTTTTTTTGTTTATTATTCACAAAAATACAAAAATAAAAATTGTTTAATTTGCCTTAATTACGACCTTGACCAATATATTTTTTTTTGCGTTGTGATAATGATTTATTTTTGGAATGGCGCCCCGGTCTTTTTTTTCTTTGCTTTTTAAAAAAGTTATTTATTTGTTTTTTTGCCATTTTATTTTTTCCAATTTTTTACAATCTTTTCGGCTGATCTCGCGCCAAAATAACCGCCATAAACAAGAAGCAGCAACGACGACAATAAATCGATCCATTGCGGGGCAATATTAAAACCGCCAATTGATGAGTCCAAAATAATATAAATAAACAATGTGAGCGTTAAAAATGCTAATACAAGCGGCCGGATGTTTTGCGTCAAAAATGAATCCGTTGCATTGTCTGAAACCCAACGCGTTGTGACTTCCTTCATTTCAATCATGTCAAATTCTAATTCCGCCAACAACATTTGTTTGTCAGTTTCGGACAATTTTCCGTCACTTTTAATTTTGTCACTTAATAAATTAAATGATTCGATTCCCGTTAAGTTGCCGGCGATGTCCAGAATTTCCGGCGCGACATCTTTTCCGCGAGCAACCAACCAACGCAAAGCGTCACCGACGCGCGTTGTTCCGTTTTTATCTTTATAAGATTTTTTTGCCATTGTTAAATTGTTTTGTCAAATCGAACCTTATCATCTCGAATGTCAACATGTGTAAATGTGTTGTATTTTCCGACGCCGCCAAAATATAAAATTTTGCGATCAATTAATTCATTGATTATATTATATAATTCTAACGGATGTTTAGATTCTGCCACAATGTCCGCAGCTTTGCCAATTTTATGTTGTGAGTTTTTGGCACCTTTGACGTGGTTGTCATTGTATTCGGCGCAACGAAAACCGGAATTTATTTTGATTGGTTCGTCTAAATAGTCACGTAAGATTTGTAATTGTTCGGCTAATTTATAAATATTGTTTTTAACGTTTGCCGTCATTTTACATTCGCAGTCTTTTAGATTTCCTTTGCATTGGAATTCTGAAATATTAAAATTTTTAGTCATTGTCTTTGCCTTTGTTTTTATTCAAGTAATACCAACGTTGTGCGGTATAACCGACAGAAATCAACAACAAAGTAATTTTTAAAATTTCATCAACCGCCGTGAATGAGATGACAAAAGAAAAAGTATTCAATAAATATAGTTTCAAATCATTCATTTTAAATTTGTTCAATCTTATTTGACAATTCAATGATTGCACGAAAATACGTAAAATCCGAAAAATCGTCTTCAAAATATTTTGTTCCCTCGTTGACGCTTGTATAAACGCGAAAACCGTCACTAACTAAATCAATATAATTTGCGGTTCTAGTTCGCAATTGTTGCAAACATTGGTTGACCATTAAATTACAATCCAATTCGCCGCCGTCATTATTTGAAAAGCGCGTAATACATTCAATACGCGTGATTGTTTCGGTTATGAATGACGATTGATTTTGGTCCGTTTCGTCACTTGAAACCGAATAAACGCGTATTAAGGGGTAAACGGCGTCCGTTGGTATTCTATTATAAACCAAAACCGTTGCGCCGTCAATTGTCACGTTACCGGTCAATTTTGCAATGATTGCTTTGCGAACGAAATGAATTGCCTCTTTCATTAATTTATTGCTTTGTTAATTTGACCGGTTAACCGATTCAATAAGTTTTTAAAACCAACGCGCGCCGAGCTGAAAAAAAACGGACGCGGCGGCAAATTGACATCGCGAATCCCTTTGCCTTTGAATTGTGCTGCATATGTCGCCGGAATGCCTAATCGCAACATGTCATCTAAATCAACGCGACCACCGGTTCCAAATTCAACATAAGGCGAATATTTTGCACTGGCAACAACATTGATTGATTTGCCGCTTTTTTGTGCGCTGATTGATTGGCGAAGCGTACCCTTATCAACCGGCGCCGCTCGTTTTGCAAGTCTGACAATTTCTAAACTCGTTTTGCCTAATTCATTTGAAACTTTTTGCGATTCAAACGCTCGCAATTTATCTAGCTTTATATTAAGTTTTGACAAATCGGATTCGTTTATTTTTATATTAACATTCATTTAGTTTGATTTTGTTGCTAAAAGTTTTGTATAAAAATCCAAATCAAATTCAAATTTGTCGTTTATTCTATATTTTTGAGTTTCGCCTTCTAACGTAAACACATCGCCCAATTGAATCAAATCTGCGGTCTTTTTACGCATTGTTAACTCAATGTCAATGTCTTGTTGTCTTTTACCGAATTTATCTTTTATTTCGCCTTTTAATTGAGTTAAATTACACCAAACCGTTGCAATGGTTGATAGCGTTGAATTAAAACCACCAAAACCATCCGCAACCTTTGAAAAGCGTTTAATTGTTATTTTAGAATCTAATTTACCGGCTTGCATCAAACAAACATTGATTTAAAAGACGTTAATATTTTTTTTGTGTTAGTTGGAATTTCGTTCAGATTTACGCCCATGACAAAATCAACGCGGTTGTCATAATAAGTTGAAATCAATTGCAACATTGCTTGTTTGATCAATGAATTGTCAATTCCGGCTGTCACATAGGTAATTAAAACGCGTTCGGCCGGTCCTTGATCTAATTCAATTGTTTCATTGTCCAAACCTAAAATTTCAAAATCTGTTGTCGCCGTTCCTTTGATTGTGATTTGTGAAATGCTTGCAACCGGTCCAAATGGCAAATCAAAAATTCCGTTTGTTTCGTCTAAATAATAGCTTCGATTTTTGGCAACAATATCGCGAGAAATATAATTTTCAGACCAAATCCGCGCTTGCGTAATCATTTCACCAATCAAGGTATCATCGGCGGTTGTATCGATTCTAACGTAATCTTTTACATTTTGGGTTGTCAATAATTCCGAACCGGTTGTAGTATTAATTTTAATCTGTCGCATTATCTTTTGTTTCTTTGGATTCTATTTTTAATTCCTTTGTTTCAATTTTAACTTTGCTTTGCTTTTTATTTATTTGCGAAGCGTAACCCCTAGAAATCCAAATTTTTGCAATATTGTCCGGCAAATCGATTCTGTCGCCGTTTTCGTATCGTTTACCGTCCCTTAAAATTGATGTTTTGATTTTTAATTCCATTGTCTAATATTTTTGTAAAGATAAAAAAAAAGCGCCACATAAATTGTGACGCCTTTTGAGAATGAAAACAATATGAAAAAACATTAAAGTAATGCAAAGTTATTAAAATTTTTTGAATACTTTTCCATACCAAGTGTGAACGATTTTAAAATGCCGTCGTTTTTTATAATAAAAAAACCGTTTCGTTGTTTTGAATAAATAGCGAAAAATTGAACGTCCGATGTTTTATAAAAATTATCATTTCGATCGCTTAAAATAATTCGTTTTCGTGTTCGGTTTGATTCGTCGATTGCTTTGATCTGTACTTTTGACAATCCGTTTGGCGTGTCAATAATACAGTCATAAACCGAAGTGTGAAGCAAAGGAAATGAAACCAAAAGATTGTTTTTCATTGCCTCAACGGCGAAAAGATATTCAGCGAAACAACCAAACCGGCTTGAATCCATTTTATAAAGTTATAAAAAAAAGCGCTTAAATAAATAAGCGCCTTTTCAAAACTAACTAATAAATAAAACTAATCACCGCCGTAAAGGGCCAACGATAAACCCAAAAAGAAAAGAAATAACGTCCCAATAATATCGTTATATAAAAACATTTGACGCGTCGCAAACACGAAAAATAAAATTGTTAAAACAAAGTTAATAAAATTGTTATAGTTGGTCCGCATAGAAACATTGATTGCAACAATAATATTTGTCTTCACTTATTGGCGCTTGACAAACCCGGCATTCAAATTCGGGTTCGTCGCCCGGAAAATAATCTAAACCCCAAGCCATGACGCAATATTTAAAGTTTGTAAAATATTATTGAAAAATTTATTAAATTTTGTTTGTGATTCAAAATTTTCCATTTCTTGTTTTGTATATACATTGACGCGTTTTCCGTCGTGTATTATAGTCAATCCGGTTGTTGTTTTCATTTGTGTAAAATTATGGCCGGGTTGCCCCGGCCGGTTAATGTTTATATTTGATTTTTTATATTGACCACCTTTTTATGTAGTCAATACCATCTTTATCAAACCATTTTAGAAAATCGGAGCAATCAAATATAATTGCTATGTCTTTCCCGTCTTTATCTTTGCCACCAATGTATAAGTTATTTTTATCAGTGACTTGCATTTTGTCAATGTTGTTTAAATATTCGTATGTCATTTTGTTTTGTTTTATTAGTTATTTTTTGTGTTAATTATCATCTCTTTGAATTCCTTTATTTTATCTTCTTTTCTCATGCCGAAGGTAAATAACCATCCGTCAAATCTCATTACTAATTCATCTGTCCATTTAAAGTTTTCTGTTCTCATTTTGTTTTGTTTTATTAGTTATTGTTATTGTTTGATGATACAAATATATAACACTTTTTAGAATTAAAAAAATTTTTTTACTTTTTTTTAAAGTTTTTTTTGTTTTTTTTTGTTTCTTATCTGTTGGGCGCCATAAAATAAAGGCAAAAAAAAAGGCCCAAAATGAATTTAGGCCCTTTAAATTGATTGATTTGCGTAAAATTACGGTGTTTCCAATGCAGCTTTTGCAGTTGTAAAATCACCTTTTACAAACGCGTTTGGCAAATAGTTGGTCAATGCGATTCTTTCAGAAACTCTAACCGTTACAAAACCGTCACGGACGTTTGTTCCGTCTTCTTTAAAGAATTCAACATTGATTCCGTCACGAACCCAAAGTTGCGTTCCAACGCCAAAGTTTCCAATTAAGAAATTACCGGCGCTAATTGCGCTATTTAAAACAACCTTTACGCCCATGAATACGGGTTGAAGACCGCTATAAACTTGATCTTTTAAATAATTGTTTTGCGTATCTTTTAACAATAGTATTTTGTGAAAATCTGTTGGATTTAACAAAATTGTATCGGCGTTATAATTTGCCAATGCTAATTGATTTAAAGACGCCACAATTACGTCAAATTCATTTGCGTTGTCAACCGCGTCGGCCAATGATCCCGCAGCGAATGCAGTTGCGGAATTTTCAATCCCGCCCAAATCGTTACCACTTAAAATGTTTACGTCTTCAACATCCAACAGTTTTTCGGGCGCACGGCTTGACAAATATGAAGTTAATTGTGCGGTGTCGGCCAACATCTCTTCCGAAATACGGAAATAAGTTCCGATTTTCTTTACATTGGCGTCAGTTGCGGTCATGTCGAAATCGGATTGCGCAAACGTCGCCCCTTCGGCTGTAATGTCAGCGCCGTTAGAATATCCACTCTCTTTTACATAACGAACAACGTCCGATGTTGTTGAGCCTTGGGCCAATAACTCTCGAATGTGTTGCGGTCTTGTGGGATCAAATTTGTAACCCGGAACGCGATCCGCAGCAATAACGGAACCGGTGAAATCGGCGCCGGTTGTCATATCGGCCTTAATTTCAAAGGCCGCGCTTCTTGAATGACCTTTTGACAATTTTTCAATTGCGCCATTTTCAAATGCTTCAGTTAAAGCACCCTTAAAAGTCATTCGTTTTTTGGCGCTGAATTGCTTTTTATTTGCAACCTCAATCGCGTCCAAACGCTCATTTAGTTTTGTTGCCATTTCGCTAACTTCATTTTTTACAATGTCGTTGGCCTTCAATACAACAGTTTCAACCACTTCGTGATTGGATTTTTCGATTTTTGAATCAATGGCCGTGTTGAATTCGTCCAATTGATTTTTGATATTTTCGTCCATTTTTTTATTTTTTTATGGAATTAATTAAATAGTTTAAGATTTCGGAATCATTGTTTTTTGCTTCAACATTCGGCAAAGTGATTTCATTAACCGGCTTTGTGAATTCAACAAATAATGATTTCAATTTTAATAGTTCCGCTTCGATTGCAAATCCCATTTCGTCGGAAATTGAACCTTTGCGAATTAGTTTACATAAATTGTCGTATCTCTTTGACAATTTATTGACGTCAATATTGCCTTTGACGTCTAAAATTTTTGCTTGGTCATTAGCGGCTAAAGTAACGGCGCTGACTTCATACAATTTGACCTCTGTAATCTCGCGATAATTTTCTTTGTTTTGTTTTTGAATTGGCATAATGCCGACAGAGTTTTCAGTAATTACGCCGGTTTTCATTAATTCCACAACGTCCATACCCAATTGTGTTTTGGCAATTTCGGCGGTGAATACCAAACCTTTATCGTCTTCATATAATTCAACCATTTTCCCAATCGGTTGATTCATGTCATGTTGATATAGATATTTAACGCGGTCACCATTTTCGGCGATTGTCTTTTTATATGCGCCTTTCATAATTACGTCATTGTCGGAATCTTTATTCCCAAAATAACTTCCGTAACCTTTGATAATTCCGGCCTTTTCGTCGGCGTCAATTAATTCACCAACGGGCGCCGCTTTATATATTATAGTATTCATAAGAAAATTTTTGTAAATATACGATTTTTAAAAATTAGTAAATCCGCCAGCAGCAACGCCCAATCCAATGTTTTGAATTTCCTCAATGGTTTGCGCGCCTTCTTTTGGAATATGAGCAATTGAACAACGACAATTTATTACTTCACTTGCCGGGGCGCTTGGATCACCCGGGAACATCATTTGTGAACCACCAACCAAAAATGTCGCGTTTTGGTCAACAATTTGACCGTCGGCAGCTGAATGCGTATCTCGAACCTTATCGTCAAAACTTGCAATCCATTCTTTTTGTAATTGATCGCCCGGAAAAATTGTTGTTGCGGCGGCTGATGTCGCAAAATTAGCCGCGGCCGTTGCTTCGGTGCGAACCAATCGTTCGGCCTGAAATTGTGAATATCTGCTGAATTGGTTGCGTAAAATACGCCCCTTTTCTATTGCGCCCAATGTCATGAATTCGGGATCGGACATCAACCGTTGTGTTACTCTAATAAGTGTTTGTTTTGCAGTACCCGAAACCAATGTAACGCGTTGTGAACCAACGGAAATTCCCAAGGCTGCGAACCGTGCCGCCCAAATGTCATTAAGGTTTGTTGTGTCAATTTTTTTTATTAAATAGTTTTCAAAAGTTTTTGCGTACCAATTGGCAAAACGGATTCCAATTTGTGTGTATAAATCCGAATATATTTTTAACAATGGTTTGTTGTCAAATAAGTTTTGAAAATTGGTTTGACCGTCCGCAATAAACGATTCAATGCCTTTGTTGTATTCGCTTTTATAAAAACGTTTTACAATTGCAATTTGTTTTTTTTCGGAAATGTCCAATTGCTTTTCAAAATCCGTTTGCCATTTGTCGCGATCTAATTTCAAACTAATCGTCTATTTTGTCTAACGTTTTATTAACCCAATTTTTCATTGCAGTACCGCCCCAAAGATTCCAAGAAACAAAACCATTGTCGCGCCATGGCGTGTCTTTAAAACGATCCGCAACGGTTTGATTGCCTTCATGACGTGCAAAAAATGATTTAATGCGTCGCAACATGTCCAATGTGAGCGGATCACGATTTGCGATCATACGAGCGCGACGCCAACCGGTCATCGTTCCGGCCGTCACCTCATCGCCGTATTTTTCGCGAAATTCCAACATTCGTTTGGCGTTGTTGGTTGCGGTTTGTGGGTAATCTGTAAATTTTTTATCGTGATAATTTTTGTCACGGGTTGACATTGGATGACCTTCGGGCAATAAATCGGTGTCGTGTTTGCCGCTTCTAAATTTGCCGTTTCTTAATGCAAATAAATAAGAATTAACTCGGGCCATTGCCCATTGCTGCGGTGATGATACCGACGGCCGGACGCTTTGCGGATTTGTTCTATAAGCACCGATTCCGCGTTCGTAAACTTTAAAAAGCGTTGGAACGTTTGTTATTTTGTCCGGGTTATTGTTTACGGCCTCATTGTGATCGTCTGCTTTTTTTTTTAAGGCTTTGCGCAAACGTGCGGAAATTTGTTTTTTGTCGTTTTCGTCTTCATCGTCATCGTGATAATATTTTTCGTCTTCGTCTTCATGATGATATTTTTGCGCCTCAATCGCGGCTTCATATTCTGAATGTGAATTAAAAGGCATGTAAACCGTTTCGCCGTCAAAATTATGTTCGTGAAAACCCGAACCGCCCAATTCGGCGGCGCGTGCCTCGGCTTCATCAACAGTTGTGAAAACGTCCGTCATTCCCGGGACTAATTTTTTGCTTAAAAATTTATTGACATCAACGTCAACCGATTCCATTTCCATTTCAATTTCGTTTGATTTTACCGGAATGAGATTCGCCGGAACAAAATAATCATCTAATTCGGGCGTTTGTTCGTCTTTTCCGTAATTCATAGCGGCGCGCTTTTCGTTTGGTGTGATCCACCATGCTTTTGTTAATTGGTCAACCACCTTGTCAGTTTCTTCTTGGAGCTCCGGAACAACGGAAAAATCAAATTCAATGCAAAGTTTTTCGCCGTATTTTGGCGCCAACCATCGATTTAGTTCGTCTTTTATTTTTAACAGTTCCGGAATCACGGCGTTTTGATATAATGCCTTTTTGGCTTCTTTCATATTGTTATATGACGCCGAATCGGTGTTGTTTAGTAATTGAACCGGAACGTTGTAAATATTACATAAATCTTTTATTGAAGCGTTGTATTGTTCAATCAATGAAACGTCCGCGGCGTTCAATCCAAAGTTAACCCATGACAATTTTTTCGGCGTGATGATAACATCGCCGGCGTTGTCGGAACCTTGAAATTGTTTGCGAAATTTATCTTTTAATTGTTGCGCTTGCACCTCGTTAATGTCGCCTTCATCGGACATTAATAAACCGCGCGCCGTTTGGTTTTGTAAGTATTTAACGCCCGTTTGTGTCGCCTCGTTATTTGTCGTCAATGATCGCATTCCAGCGCGCAATGGCGATTGTCCGTAAAGATGTGAACCGGTTCCGTCATAGTATGGATTAAAGTCCTTAATGTGGCATATTTCATCGGCGTCAATCTCAAACGTTCCGTTGTATTCAACGCGATATTTTGAAACGGGTTCCATTATACCGTTAGAAATAATTTCCATTATTTGCGATGGCATTACATAAAGTTCAGTGTATTTCCCAACGTTGGCCCCGGTGTCCGGTCCTATGCCGTAAATATAACGGTTGCCCGTTAATTTGCCGAATGCAATCAATTCAGAAATAAACGAATTGTAAGATTGCGCCGGGTTTGGGCGTTCCAATATTTTGTGCAATTCGGTGTCTTGTAATTCAACCATTGACCGCTTTTGTAATATTGCGGCCTTCTGAATTGTTGAAGCGTCAAACGTTCCGCTTGTTATAGCTTGAAAGCGTTTATAATCATTTTCGTTTGTCTTTTCGTAAATCTGAAACGGAATCGTTGTTGCAGCTTTTGTTATTATATTAATAAGCGAATAAATCGTCGCGTTTTTTCTATAACCTTCGCTTATATACGAATCATCATTTTCGGCGTTCCAAACAATTGAATTTCCGATATAGTTATAAATTGCGCGGTTATATTGTTGCGCGGTACTTTGTGAATTTTTTATTAATAGGGATTTGAAGCGGTCAAAAATAGAAGCCATAAATTAACGCGTAAATAAATTTTTGTAAAAATACAAAATTTAAAATAGTTTTTATACTACAAAAAATTCGGTTCGGTTTCTGTATTTTGAATAAACGGCGTATCTCAACGCGTCCATTAGATGATTGTTTGCGTCAATCGGTTTGTTAATAATTGTATTGTCTTTTAAGCGCTGCCAAAAATACGTGTGTTGTTCGTGTTTTAAGTTTGTTGATTGATCCGAAACAAATATTTCGTGCTCCTTCAATAAACTAATTCCGGCGCTTATTGATCCGGCGCCTTTTGTTGCAGCTTTTGCCAACACGCCCATTTGTCTTAATTCAACAATTGATTTTGGTTCGGCTGAATCACAATAAGCCAAGACATCCGCTTTGCCTATTGATTTTAAAAAATTTGCAATGTCGCGATTGGTCATTCCTTTTTTGTACATTAGTTCGTTAACGTAAAGTTTGTCGCGTATTTTACCGACTTCGAGAATCGCCAATTCGTCATTTGTGAATCCAAAATCAACCCCAATAATTGTTTCGTCAAATTCCGGGAAATCTCTCAATGGAATATACTTCCAATTTGTAAATATTTGACGGTCTGAAAATATCGCGCGTTTACCTTCACCATAGACGCGCCAATAATCGGGATCGCGTAATTTAATGCGTTCGATTTCTTGGACCAATTCGGACGGCAAAAAGTTATTGTCCCTGTAAGTTGTTATAAATAAATCCGAATCATCTCGTTCGATGACTTCATTATAAAGCCAATGCACCGGATCGGACGGATTGAAGTCAATAATTAATTGATCAACAGTTCGCATGTTCAATTGTCTAAAGTCTTCAAACGTTAATTCGTTGGCCTCATTCAAAAAACAAATATCGTGTTTAGCACCTCGAATTTTTTGTGGATCATCGGTTGACAAAAATTGTACAATGGAACCGTTGTATTTAAAAACGTTTTCCGCCTTATTGTGTTCACCTTTATAGTAAACGCCCAATTTTGTTGCAATGCTTATAAAATCGCGTAATACCGACCGTTTGAGCGCTGGTAATGTTTTGCGCACAATTGATATTGTGAGCGGCTTTTTGGTTGTTGTAAGTTTATAAATTAAGAATTGGCAAATGGCGTAGGTTTTGCCGGATCGCGTTCCGCCCTGATGTACTTTAATTCGCGCCTTGGAATTTAAGGTTTGATAAAATTGAACGTTACAAAACTCTTTTATTTGTCCTTTGCCGGTGTCCACTGAATGATTTTTGATTCAATGCCGCCGTTCATTTCTATTTCTTGGCGCTCAATGAATCCGCGTTTTTTGCCTTTTGTTTTTAGATAAAATATTGTTGCCGTTGTATTGCCTTCTTTTATTTGTTCGTGCAATTGTGATTCAACAAAATCCAATGTCAGGTTTTGCAAATCGTCAATGGCTTCGCGGAATTTTTTGTCACGATTGTAATATTTATAAAACGTTGTTCGTGAACAACCGCACATTTTGCAAGCTGTTGTGACTATGCCCAATGATTGCTCCATGCAGGCAATTAGTTTCTTTTTTAATATGTTCGCGTTTGTACTCATGTGACAAATTTAAACAAAATAAACGAGCATAAAAAAAACCCTCTCATTTCTGAAAGGGTTAAAAATGAATAATTGTTTGAGGTTGTCTCATTTAAATTATTCCGACGCGTCCGCCGTTTTTATTTTTTTTCCGTGTACCAAACAAAAGAAATTCCAATAATAAACAAATGAAACTCAAAACAATGTTCGTCGCTGTCATCAATTGGTGAATCAATGACGACGTGTTCCATTTTAGAATTCCAATAATTAACGCCTAACAAAAAACCATAAATCGGGTATATAATTGTATTAAAATTTAATCTCATAATTAATAATATTTTTTGTAAAGGTACAAATATAAATCCCAACATTTGTTGCTAGCTTCTGTTTTGCTGTAAGTTCCTGGCGATAAAATACGTTTTCCGCGGTTGTTTATTTCAATTCGCAAGCCTTTTAAAGTTGGGTGTTGTGATACCTTTATATCGTTTTTTAAGCACCATTTAAGGGCCTTTTGATGTTCGGGTGTTGGTTGTAATGCTTTTGCCATTAAAATAATCTTTGTTGAGCTTTGTGCTGTTCTATTCTTTTTAAAGCAACTTTATAATAATCCTTATCTAATTCGCACGCCGTTAATTGATAGCCCAAATTGTGACAAGCAATTGCAATCGAACCGCTCCCCAAATGCGTATCCAAAATTTTATCGTCCGGGTTCGCGTAATTCATTATTAACCATTCGTATAATTTTATCGGTTTTTCTGTTGGGTGTATTCTTGGCGTGCCGTTGTTAGCATTGGCGCCAACCCAACTAATCTTATATTTACGTAACGCACGTTTAAAACTTGTAAACGCTAACTCGCCATCACTAAAATCATTTGAACCCGTACCTTTATCCCAAAATATCCAACCGCTCGAACCTGGCAAAAATTCCGTCATATAATTAGCGCCAAATATAATTTGATTTTTGCTAACCCTAAATAATTCATCAAAATAATTTTGGTTTGGTACGTTCGCATCCCACTCACTCGATCCCCGGTCAATTTTATTTTTGCCGTTTCCTAAAGTCATTTTTGTTACGTTAATACCATACGGGGGGTCGACAATCGCCAAATCAAAATATTTGTCTGCGTATCTTGACATTGATTCCATGTTGTCTTCATTTGTTATTTTCATTTTTATTTTTTATTATCAAAACGGAATATTATCCTTTATTACCTCAAATTTTTTAGTTTCCAAGTCAACATCTTTATAGATTCCGCCATTTTTAAAATCCGGTGCCAAATCAAAATCCCCCAATTGGCCGTTTTCTTTTCGTTTAACCTTTTCAATATATATTTTAACAACGTCGGAATTGTATTTTGTACGCTCACCAATGCAGCGGTAAACAATCAAACCGTTATAAGCTTTATTAAAAAAATCGGCTGATCCGCTAATATCGTAAAGTGTCGGCTTTTTATACCGTCCGTTTTCAGATTCTATTTTTCGGGGGTGCGCAACCAAAAACAAATGCGTGTTTGTTTGTTGACAAAATTGCGTTATTTCTGAAAGCGCGCGGCCAATATATGAATGATCACGTTGCGCTGAATGATCTAACATATTCCATGGGTCAATAACACAAACGTTGATTCCTTTTTGAAATACTAAATCCCGAAACGCATTTAAAATACCTTTGAGCGTTAAATTTTCCAAATCTATTTTAACCCAATAAAAATGGTCTTGAATGAAATATTTTGTTTGATTTAATTGGTCGTTGTTGCAATTAGTTTCGTTTAATTTGTTTGCAATTCGTTTAATGTGGCCTTCATATGGAAATGATTCAGGCGCAAACATAGCGCAACGCATATCGTATTTAAGCGCCATATTACAACATATTTGATCCATAACGTCAGATTTTCCAGAATTCGGAATCCCGGTCACAATAGACCATTGACCAAATTCCATTTTAAAATAATTATCGGCGTTTGGCAAACCGATTGAATAATTTTTGACGCCGTTTTCGTTATAAGTTAAAACACTTTGCCAAATATTGTCAAGATTTAAAACGCCTTCCAATGGAAAGTTTTTAGCCGTTTTAATAACGTTTCGCAAAGTTTCGGCCCCTTTTGTTGTTAATATCTCGTTAGCGTCTTTAAAATCGCCAAAATCGACGTATTTGCAACGATACGCGCCGAAGCGTCGCGCTAATTCATTACGCAATTGAATGCCGGGATTGTCGTTGTCGGTGCAAAGTATAATT